CTTAATAGAGCCATTGTAACCACGTAGTCCATCTCTATAAGCAACGCCACTTAAACTAGTAACATATGAAGTTCCTGCTGCTGCTCCTGCATTTAATGTGTTTCGTATCGTAGCAATATAATTATTGCCACTATAAGTAGTTGCACTATAAGGAGCTATGCTTTCCCATATACCAGTAATAACAAGTTCTTGACCGTCATCACGTTCCCAATATGCGGCAGCTAAAAAGTCCTCAGTAGTATCGTAGCTAGGCGCTGTATAACCTGTGTCCGTAACAGGGGCAGAAGCTATTATTAACCTCTGTCCAACAGCTGTTGTGGTAGAGCTTGAAGAAATAGAGGCTTGTACTAGGTGAACAATTGAGGCACTTGCAGCGACTGAGCTAGAGGCTGCAAAGGTTCCAACTTCAGTATATAGGGTGTGGCTACCTGCGCTTGCATCTGTAGAAGCACTGGCACTTACACTGGCAGTACAGAAAACTAGGCCATGCGTAACGGGTGTCGAAGTAACCCCAGCACTGGCACTTACAGCTGCGCTAGCCGAAGATAATATAAATACGTCAGTTGTTAACTGGGCTGACCCAGTTGGGTAAGCAAAACTGCCAGTCAGTACGGAGCATTCTGCAACTATAGAAGCTGTTGGTTGGAATCCTGTTTGAGTAGTAACCGCTGGATGGTTCGTTGCATGAGTAGTAACTGTGTCTTCTAATATCTTATAGGAAGCAGCAGCATGGTTTACTCTAACTGAACCCATGCCACCAATGTTTACAAACTGCTGGTGACTGGCATAGCCAATCGAGGCACCTTTATATCTAGTGCCTCCTAAACTTCCAACTGCAGATCCATTATTACCCCAAGTGGAGTATTCCGTAGGTGCAGTAGAATTTTGATATTGGCTAGCAAAAGTCCAATCATAATCTGCGCCTTGATACAAAGCGTAGACATCAAACAAAACTCCAGAGAAATAATGTGGGGTACCGCCATTGTCAACTACAGATCTAAATGAGGGTACAGGACTGTAGCGGCCTATCTCAGCCGTGGTAGTTGTGTCATGGTAAGAAGTATAAGCAGCAACCGTAGTATATTGGTCAGAAACAAGTGCTATGGCTTGGACTGGGGTCTCTACTATTGCCGAACTAGCAACAGAGGCATTACAAGCAGCGGTTGCTTGGGCATTACTATCATTTCTTGCTACGCCAGATAAACTAGCATAACACTCAACCAAAGCATGTCCGACTGAAATTTTATTGCTAATTGATATAGAAACAGCAAAGCTGGAGATTGATGCAGAAACATCAATGTAGTTGCCTGCACTTCCATTGGTTTGAGCTGTACAAGTTATACCAGCACTAGCGTCAACTACGCTTCCAGAAGAAGCTGATACTATAGCGCTTGCCGTTACCTGTGCCTCACCAGATGCAACCTTAGAAGCAGTTGCGCTAGATTGAGATGAGCAACTAGCATTTGCTTCAGCCGATGATTTAGTTATGCAGACAGAAGTGGCTGTTGCTGATGCTGTAAACTGAGCATGGCCTACTGAAATCTTATTGCCGACAGATATAGAAAGAGCAAAGCCTGAAACCGAAGCTGATACATCAATAATTCTAGAAGCTGAAGAGTCTACAGAACTAGAAGCGATAACCGAAGATGAAACAAAATGGTCAATGTTTGGAGATGTGCTTACTAAGGCTGTGCTTGTTATAGAGGCATTTGCGTGAGAAAAGATTTCTGCTGAAACATCTGCAGCACTGACTACAGAAATTGCTCCACCCATTCCTGAGTGGTAAAGACAAAAATAGTAAAGACTGGCTGGTGTTGAGTCACTTACTGTTAAAGATATAAATGATCCAGCTTGCCCTTGAGTACCAGTAACAGTTACACCGTTACTAATCCCGCTAAATGTAGTTCCGCCACTATGAGTTCCATTGCTAGTTGTGCTGAATCGTAGAGGATGGGAACTCAGACTGGAGTCTGACAAATCGAATGTGTAAGTAGAACCAGATCTTAAAGTTAAAGACTTATTGGACTGACCATCAATGACAAGGTTGCCACCTGCGGCAGTAACAATAAGTGTTTGGGTATCTGATTTTGATATTGAACTACTAGCAATGACACTAGCATTAACACTGTGAGTAACATTTGATGCCACACTAACAATAGCTTGGGCATTAAGTTGTGCAGAAACAAACAACCCTGTTGATCCATCTGCACTTACTTGGGCACTTGCAACTATGGTCGTGTGGGCAACTGCCCGTTTTTCACCGACTGATATGGCTAAACTTGAGCCAGTAAATACGCCAGAAGCCCTAGAAATAACGTGGCTAGAGGATGACAGTGTGCTTGAGGCTGTAACTGTTGCGGCCAAATCACGCAAGCAGTGTGCTGAAGAGTTAACCTCAGCTTGTGCTGTGGCATTAGCAGCAGCATTAGATTCGATTGAGGCAGCAGATGAACATACAGCCGAAGCAGTAATGCCAGTTGCCGAAACAAAGATGACCCCACCTGAGTTAGCAGTGAAGCGGGCGTCTGCTTGTAATGAAGCAGTCGCAAAGGCCACCCTTGATCCAAGAGCAACAACCGAACCTAAAGCCGCAACACTTGCGACTGCTTGATGTGTAACAATAGCATTAGCAGCACTATTTGCTGCACACACTATTTCAGCGTTACTAAACTTAACCCTATGCCCATCTACGTTTGCAGCGGCTGAACAACCCACTGAGGCAGTCGCCCTTGCAAAACGAACCACAGATTGAGTGGTCGTTAATGCAACTGAATTGATTGCAGATGCAACCGCATGTGAGTGAAGGATAGCTTGAGCAGAAACACTGGCTCCCGTACTAAATGATCCCGCACCCTCATGCACCTCTGCCGAAGCAGAGACAGTGCTTTGTACGCCAATGGCGTGTGTATTGAGGGCCGAGAAATTCATCTAGTCTAGAGTCACCGTAACACCGTTTACAGCAAACGATAGTACATCGTCAGCGGTTAGTGTCTTGGACGTTGCCAAGTTGGTGTGGTAAAGCATGTTGCCACTGGCTGCCGCATCGAAAATGCCGATGTGAGAAATGGTTACGTTTGAACCAACCAATGCAGGGAACTGAATCTGTGTCGAGCTATTTACTGCTCCACCAGATACAGCACCAAATGCCATAGCTTGACGCGCATAGTTAGTCCACGAACCTTCAGCACCACCAGAGGCGGCATCTGTTGGATCGCCAATAAATACAGCCAAATATGCTGTAGCGATTGAAGGGAATGCGACACCCCTCAATGTAGAATCGAGAATTTTTGTCTCGAGGTAATCAGAAAACTTAGACATTGCTAACTCCAAATTTGGTTTTAAATTGCACTACATGTGCATGATTGGGCCAGCGCCCCTACGCCCCAAATCGAACTGATTTAACGCGGAGATTTGTACTGTCGTAACCTTGCATCTGAGCAACCTTCGCCCTACCAAGTTCACGATCAAATAATTGCCTGTAATAGGCCGCACGATTCGGGTCATACCATTCTGTATTCGCCATCATGCAAAGGAAGTGTTTCGCCCCAGTTTCAATAGCAGTGCGCCATCGAACACCGAGTTCGTAAGGAATGGTGGTTGCATTCTGTTTCGGCTTTAATGCCATACGGCACTCAAGTTCTTCAGATACATTAGGTATGGGGTACATCCGCGTAGTTAATATTCCATCTGTAGAGTAGTAATTAGGTGTACTCCAACGGGTTTCATCCGCAACATCACCTTGATACTGTGACATCTTGCGAACTGTAATGGGTATTAACTCCACGCCTTTTCTAGAAATAGAAATAAGCTGAACCAACTCTGCATTTCTTGGAACAGGTAAGTCATGCTCTATCTCACCAATGTCGGTATCTAGTGTATCCTCTGTCTGTTCCCATATAAGGGTTCGCTCACAAAGCTCTGAAGTCGCTCTGCGTAGAGAATGTATAATCGTAAATGATGGTGCGCCTTGAATCTCAACTACTACATCAGGAACAAGGGTCTCTAACTTTATATCAGCCATGGGTATTCCTAAGAGTTAACTGCGTCTGCACCTTGAGCAGACCTCATCTGTGCGTTAGAGCCATCAATCTTTGACTTAACACCCAATGATGATCCAAATGCGTTTAAGTGAGCGGATGAACGAACAGCATTTGCAGCAAACTCTGCGTCCTTGCTATAAGCACGATAAAGCATGAAGTCTAAAAGAGCGTTAGCATAAATATCGTCTAAGCTAATCATGGTAGTTGATGCACTAGAATTAAAAGTCTCATCTGCACTGACGATGGAAACTTTTGCAGGTACTGTAGAATAAATAAGCTCAATTCTTGTTGCGCTGGTCGGGCGAGGGAATAGGTAAAATACCTTTGGGTCTCTCTCGTCATAAACGAAGTGCTCTATGTTGACCGAGGCTGTAGCGTTATGCCATGCAGGAACTTGGTCATCAAGAATAGATCGCTGTATTAATCGTATAGCTTTATATGTAGAAGTGGCCGCAGTGTTCCGAATTACCTCGATCAATCTAAGGCCCGTTAAAGGGATTGTTTGCTTAGATGAATTAGCCGTAGGAGTGAATTCTTCATTCACTGTCTTAGCATCAGGTCGATAAAGCACAACTGCAAACTGAGCATCATTTAGCCAAGCTTGTAGCTCAGAGTTGGGCCACCGAGTTCCAGCCACGCTAGTATCCTGTAACACAATCTTTGCTCTATCAATAATATCCTTAGCTAAAGTGACGGCCATGGGGAAACTCCTAAGTTAATTTTCCATTCGCATCACAAGGTAGCCAATCAGGATTAATCTCACTCCAAGGAATTTCTGGGTAAGCGAAACCATCCATAGGATTGCGAACAAATTTAATGGCTGCAGCTTTAGGTGCAGTAGCTTTTTTGCTAGCGGGTTCTTTAACGGCAATCCCCAAAGAATCTTCAATCATCTTTGTTGCATCTGCTCGTATGTCTGAAATCTTCCCTCGTTTATCTATATCGATGGAAAAATGATTTAGAATAAAGGCCTCAATTTGGTCTTTATTCATTAATGAGATCTTGTCTAAATCGTCCTTAGACACAGAAGGTTGTGCTTTTAGCTTGTCGCCTTGAGCCATTGTATTCTCCAGTTAATAAAATCCCCCCTCCCCAGATCGGGAAGAGGGGTACTAGTCCAAAGTAGGACTACTGCTTAGCGTTAAGAAGAACACCAGCAGTTGGCTGTGTTACTTTATAGCCATAGACCTTTAAGCCACGAACAGCGTCACCGAAGCGTGACTCAAGGCGCAAGGTTTCAGTCTTAACAAACTGACTAGCAAAGGTTGCAAAGTGAGTAGTACCTGCAAGGATCTTATACTGAGCATCAGCGTCAGCTTTGAGAGCAGCTCCAGCATCATCACCACGGATGGGGACACTGTTAGACTGATAGATCGTAAAGCGATCAATGATGCCTAGCTTTCCATTACGCGCAATCGAGGTAGAATCACCTGACTGGTTAGCGTTCTGAAGATCAGACTTCTTGATCATTGAACAGACCCAAGGTGGAAGGACTAACCAGCGTCCTGTTTCAGCAATATCAGCTTCATCCAGCTTGTTACCCATATCAATGATATTATCAATGACATTAGCTGCAGTGAGCTGTATGGCATTAGCATACGCTGCGCCACCAATGATATTTCCAGCAGCAGTGCCAGTGTAAATACCAGTTAAAACATCACTATCAACTGCAATCTTCATACGCTCACCAGCGTCACGAGTTGCCTCGTTAACTAGTGGAATATCAGACTGAGCTGCCAGTACATCGTCAACCTTGAACTTAAAGATCTTAGCTTTGTCGATGACTAATTCCACCAAAGTATCGCTTAGGGAATCATAGCTAGTGATTGGTGTTGCAGCAGCTGGATCGTAATCTGAAATACCTACAACTGGAGTGTTGCGGATATTTACCTTACTGCCTTGGCCAGAGATCTCGCCTTGGTAGTCTGTGTTACAGATAGCGTCCAACACTGTGGTTTTATAAAAGTTTACAAGTAATTTCTTACTCCAAACTTCAGGGATAAAGCGGCCGCCTGCGCCG